CCATGATTAAACTCCTTCAAGCGCAGTAATACGCTCTGTCAATGATGTTATTAGGGCTTGTTGTTCTTGGATTGCTTTTGTCAAAATTGCAATCATGTTACCTTCCGCAATTCCTAAGAATTCTTCAACATAGGCTTCTTTTGTAACATTTCCATTAGCATCTTTTTCTTCTGGAATAGTACATTCGTTGCGTTTAATAATGCTATTTAAATATGGTTTATCTACCAATACTTGCTGTACTTCTTGAGCAATAAAACCAACAGTTGGTTGTTGTCTATCAAAATTATGAATTGGATGCTTTTTCCATTTGAATTGAACTGGGTTTAGTGCGTTAACTAAACTAAGCGCACCCGATAATGGAATTACATCTTCTTTATATCGACCATCTGATGTAGCAATTGTTCCAGAGGTTGCAAAAATCTGACTGTTTACTTGTAGGTTATAACTACCATTACTGGTTGTATAACCAAGAAGCAAATAGCCTGCTGACGTAAGCACCATTGTTTTTGTATAAACGCCAGCAACACGAGATAAAAATCCTAAATTTGAACTAGAGTTAGTCACACCAATTACAGCATCAGTTCCATCATCACCCATGTTAAAACCATTAGCACTACCACTAAATCGTGTAACAGTACTGGTCATAATTGAGTTGGCAGTCCCACTACCAACCACATGAAGTTTTGCGGTAGTAGGACTTGTTTCGCCTATACCTACGTTGCCAGTTGTATTTATGCGTAAACGCTCAGTTCCACCTGTGCTTGCAGCAATTTCGTCACCCGAGGGAAAGAAAACGCCTGTATTAGTGTCGCCACTTTTCGTTAATGCGGGAAGTGCCGCTGTTCCAGCAGAGAATGTTGCAACACCCGTAGCACCAAGAGTAGTAAAGTTACCAGCAGTAGGGGTTGTAGCACCAACAGTTCCGTTAATATTGATTGACGCTGTACCTGTAAGATTTGTAACTGTGCCGCTTGCAGGTGTTCCTAAAACAGGTGCTGTTAATGTTGGTGCAGTCAGGGTCTTGTTTGTTAAGGTTTGTGTACCATCTAACGTAACAGCAGTCCCACCATTGCCACCAACCTGTGCCGCCACGTTCCAACCATAAGTTGCACCTGTATAAACAAGCGTAACAGTAGCACCTGTAATATCGCAAACTAATGTGTCACCAGCCGTATTGCCAGCAATCTTGATTGAGCCTGTAGGGTCAATTGTTAAGTTATTAGTCCCCCATTGGCTAAGAGAATCAATAACAAGAACAATATTACCTACTGATGGGCTTGTAGGTAGAGTAACTGTAAAAGCACCAGCAGTTGTGTCAGTTAGAACACCATCATTATTTGCGGCTGTGTAGTTGGCAGTTTTGACTGCTGTGTAAGAAACACCACCACCGCCACCACCTGCGGGTGTAGCCCAAGAACCATCACCACGCCAAAACGTAGTTGCACTTGCAGATGTACCTGAGTTTAGATTGGTTACTGGTAGATTACCTGTAACACCCGTTGACAAAGGCAAACCAGTTGCATTGGTCAGTGTGGCACTTGTTGGTGTACCAAGAATAGGAGTCACCAAGGTAGGTGAAGTGGCAAAGACAACAACGCCTGTTCCTGTTTCATCGGTTAAGGCAGAAAGCAAGTTTGCTGAACTAAATGAACCGAGAGAAGTTGCATTACCAGTAGAGGTAATAGCACCTGTTAAGTTTGCATTAGTGGTGACGTTACCCGCTGTCAAACCTGAAGCAGTACCCGTGATATTTGTGCCAACCAAAGCAGATGGTGTTCCCAATGCGGGGGTTACCAATGTTGGGCTTGTTGCAAAAACTAACGAACCTGTGCCAGTTTCATCTGTTACAGCAGAGATTAGATTGGCACTTGATGGAGTCGCTAGAAAGGTTGCTACGCCTGTTCCAAGACCTGAAACGCCTGTGCTGATAGGCAAGCCAGTAGCATTGGTTAAAGTGCCGCTAGTAGGAGTTCCAAGAATAGGGGTTACTAGGGTAGGAGAGGTAGCAAACACCAAAGAACCTGAACCTGTTTCATCAGTAATTGCAGAGGCTAAATTGGCACTAGAGGGTGTCGCCAAAAGAGTAGCTACATTAGTACCCAAACCACTTACACCTGTTGAGATCGGAAGACCCGTAGCATTTGTTAAGACTGCGGCACTCGGTGTTCCAAGGGCGGGAGTTACCAATGTTGGCGAGTTTGACAACACTACATTTGTTGTGCCTGTGCTTGTCGTTACACCAGTACCACCATTAAGAACAGGGAGAGTTCCTGTAATGTCAGCAGTAGATAGACTTACCGCATCCCATGATGCGTTTGTGCCATCGCTTTGCAAATACTTGTTTGCCGCAGAGGTTTGACTAGGCAATAGGTTATTTAACGCACCTGCGGCTGTAGAAGCACCTGTACCGCCATCAGCAACCGCTAGATCGGTAATGCCAGTAATTGAACCGCCAGTAATTGCGGCAGCAGAGTTATCTGTCTTTGTCGCAACAGCAGTAGCAATGTTGTTGTACTCAGTATCAATCTCAGTGCCTTTGACAATCTTTAAAGGATTGCCAGGCGATAAGTTGTCTTTAGTCGCAAAGTTTACTGTTTTGGTGTAATTACTCATGGTTTACCTCTTAGGCCATTTTGCCATCTTTGGCTTGAATTTCAATCTTTTGAAGGGATAACTGTGTGCCGTTAATGGTTGTCTCATAACCAGTTTGTACAATTTTACCCGCACCAGATGCATTTGCTCTCAATGTCTTAATTGGGATGCCACTTGTGTACTCAGCTACGTTGTATTCAGCAACTCCATACTCATAACTTACTTGCGTAGGAATGTAGATATTTTGAGCTTGATAAGCACCAGAATAATCAAAGCCCCAATTGATCGTCAAGAACTGGTTTGACCCACCAATAACAATGGCTGAAATAGTCTTTAAAACAGAAATCTGATTAGGATTTCCAAGGTCAGCATTGTTGGTGTAGTACGCAAATCGGTACGTTGTTGTGTCATCTATGTAACCGCCATACTTACCAATAAAACCATTCTTACCAATTAACAAGTCGCCATTACGCAAAGAACGTAAAGAAGTTGGTGCAATAGAGTCCCATTTGGTTACACGGGAAGCACCATCTTGCAAAGATTGTTTGGTATCAAAGCAATAAACTTGGAAAGTAGCGGGTAGAACAAGTAGGTAAAAGGCTTCTTTTTCTGAGTAAACAGACTTTAAATTAGCTAGTGTTTCACCCGCCAATGATGAATTTAGGTCAAAACGCACGTTTTTAGACAAGTCTCTTAGGGGTGCAGACTTCTCTTGAATAGTTCTCATCAATGAACGAACACCTGAGTCTGACAAGAAAATAACATCAGAGCCAACGCTTTGGATGGTATCTCTAGCAATACAGCCAATAGAGCCAATTGTGTCGCTCAGAACCAAGGATGCGGGTGTAGAAGCACCAGAATAGACAAGAATCTGTCGTTTACCAAAGATAAACAAGAAATCATTGTGAGCTGCCAAGCCCATGACTTCATCAGCACCATTAGGCCATACACGGGAAACATCTAAATTTCCTGAAGTACCACCAGACCATACATGACCTGCAATCAAATCAGAGAAGGTAACAGTTACTTTGTCTGTAGATGTATTAGCCACCCAAAGGCGACCAAACGCTGAGATGGCAATGTTGGCAGATGGAACTGATCCTGCATAGCCTGACTTCTCAGAGACTCGTCTGAATGTGGTTGTGCTAACAGCAGGGTCATAAATCAGAGGATCGTGACCAGTTTGGAAGAAGTATGCAATCCCATTTAAAGAAGCAGTTTGCCAGTTAGAAGCAGTAATAGTAGGAGCAGTACCGCCACCACCATAGGTCAACTCAGTCACAGCATTGGCAGTACCAAGTTTAAATAGCTTGTTGTTACCTGCAAACAAGACAGTCAAAGTGCCATCGTTTTGCACTAATTCATGGATAACACCCACATCATTAGCACCTAGATTACCAGAGGAAGAGTTAACCCTTGTGTAGCCTTTCCTAGCACCAATACGACCATACTGATCCAAGATGCAGTTAGTCGCAACCAAAGCAAAGCCAGCCCCTAAATCAAGGGGAGAATCTTCAGTATTCAGGCCGTAGAAGCCTGGTGCTGAGAGACTGTAACTTTGTAGAGGTTTGGACATTAGACCGCCACAAAGTTATCTTCAGGATAACGAGTGCTTTCCAATGCAATAGCATCAGAGAGCATCCCTCTAAACAAGGCATAGGCTTCAGAAGAAGCAGTCCCACCATCCTCACCACGCTCAATCAACCCACGGGCATAGGCACTTTGAGTCACCAAGTAATCAAGAACCTTGACTGAAGTGCCATCAGCAGACAGATTAGCTTGTGGGATGGTTAAATCAAACTTCAGTGTATAAACACCATCAGGAACGGGAAACAAGTCAACCTTTGTATCGCCACTACCATCTACCCCGTTAAAGCAAAACTCGCTAGGAATAGACTGTGAAGGTGTGCCAAAGTTGAGCTTGCGGTTCATATCCGCAGTAGTTGTGTTATCTAAAGTAATAACACTGGTAGTGTTAATAGCGTCATTGATACGAAACTTCTGACCCGCACCTGTTAAAGAGTAAGAACTTGTGGCACTAACAGTAGTAACTGTAATTGTCTGAGACAGCACATTCCAATTATAGGAATCTTCAATCTGACGTTTTGCATCATTGACAAACTTGCCAATCAAAGAAGAATAGGCTGTTTCGCCAACAGTAGATACTGTGCTTTCACGCAAGCGAACCAACACATCGTTAACAAGTTCTAAGTAGGTCATGTTCGTTGCGCTCCTGATACTTCAAATGTGGCAATAAAACTGAATGTACTTGCACTTTGAGTAGTAATTTGAATTCTATCGCCTTCTTCTAAAACGA